GCATTTCTAATTTGAACCCATGCTTCATCACCTGTGCCGCCTACTGCAGCTGCTCTAAATTCGCCATTCCAACTACTTGTTGCGACTGTTTGAAGTCTATCATTATACCAACTACCTCCAAAAGTATTCGTGTCAAATTCTAACTCATATGTACCATTATTCGCAGAATACCCTGTAGAGCTAGGCGGCCATCCTGTAGAGTATTGCCAATATAGGTCAGCATGCCAAGTAATAGAAGTAATTATCCAGCCACTTACAGGTGAGTAACTTATTGGTAATGCTACTTCAGATGGTGTTGAAGAAGTACTATGCGCCATTGCAGACGTTCCAGTATTTGTAGCTGTAGTATCTGTAGCATATTCTGTAGAAGATGCACCAAATGTTGGATTACCAGAAACATTTGAAGATGTATACTCAACAATAACTTCCCAAGTATTTGAACTAGGAAATGTTACAACTTTACTATCGGTCACAGAACCTGAAGTAATTGCCCCTATGGCTCTGACTTGTGAAGTAGTATAAGTATAAGCACTTCCACTGCCTGCAACTCTATATCCAACTCTCCAAGATACATTGCGATAGTAATACATTCCAGAAGCACCAGTATTTCTCCTTGAAAACAAATTAGCATTTACAGTAATGCTTGCAGAATTTGCAGGAGTTGTAAACATATTTGAATTCAAAGCAGCGTCTGATGCATTAGTCACCGTACTATTCAAAACTGTACTACCGGTATTAGCAGCTAAAGATAAAGTAGCTACTGGGTTAAAAGTCCAAATCATAGAACCAGGACTTGTTTCATTTATATCTAAGGCTTGACAATTTATGGATTGACTTTGATTGGAATAAGCAGCATCATAAAATTTAAGATTAAAAGGTGATACCATCACTTTTGGCTGAGATTTCCAATAACCAGGAAGTGTTACTAATACATTGTTATCAGCTACTCCAGTTTCATTCCTTTTTAAATAAGCATATTGAAACGTTTGTCCTAAAGATGGTACATAACGATATAAATATAAATTACCACTGTCTAAACGTGTATAGTCTCCAGATCTTGAATAATTTCCAGTGGAATAACTTTCAATCCAACCTTCACCAGATATCTTTATTTTACCACCTACATGAATTTCTTCAGCTACTCCAAGCTCTCCTGTTAAAATCTTATCAGCAGTAATATCATGAATATGAGCATTTAGAATAGTAGCATTTTCAATGTATTGTCCAATTACTTTTCCAAACTCTATAGCAACACCATTCGTTCCACCATATGGCAAATCACTTTCATAACCATCTTTAGAAACATTTTTAAACCATAGTCTAACTTTGGTAGCAGACACACCTGAAATAGTTGTTTGTGTTCCTGTAAATTCTTGCAAAACAGTCGCATCAACAAACGTAGGTAATACGCTTACGCCATCCCATGGTGCAGAATACACACGTGTAAATGCATGGCCATGACCAGCTACATAAACAGGCTCTGCTGGTAAACCGACAAATAAAGTAGTAAAACCAATTGTTGTAGTTAACGTAGTAATATCAGGTGGAGGTGTGATATCTTTAATATAATCAATATTTAATTTAACAATTGATAATATAACATCGAAAGTAACACCTTGATAAGTAGCCCTTAAAATAGCTGTAGACGTATCTTTAGCTATACTAGTAACTTGATAATCACCTTTCGTAACAGTGGCTGTATTATCTATAGTAACCTGACAATCAGCTTCACTAAATATGCTATAACTGACATCAGCACTTTCTGATAAATCTACACCACCTACAATAAACTTAAAAGTTCCATTAGCTACTGTATAATCATTAGTACTAAAAGATTGGAGTACAGATACTGTAGGTTCTGTTAAATAAGCTAATGCAGTAGGTAATTGGTATACTGTTGGAACAGACCAAGTCAATGTTGTATCAGTTCCTGTACCACTTTGTACTTCCGCACGTGCTTGAGAAACCCAAACAGTCTCAACACCATTAGGCACGATTACAGACCATCCAGCAGGTACAGTTGTTAATGTTAATAAATCAAAATCAAACACACCACCAGTAGGTGTTACAGGTTGCGTATTACTTCTGTAAAAAATAGAAGCACCAGCTACTGTCGTGTCAGCAATTACGACAGGTTGTATACCAACCGTTATAAGTGGCCAACTAGAACCAATACTATTATTCTCAGGTGCTTGTCTACCATTAGCATTAGCGGCAACTACTGTGAAGGTAAATGATCCACCTTGTAATGCAGGTAAATCAAAGAAAGTTGCAGAAGTTCTTCCTACTTCCTCCCAAATAGTTGTGCTATCTACATTTGCTAAAGGAGTTGTTGTTCTTTTAACTATAAATAGATTTACACGATTGTCATTAGGGCGAACCCACCGTAATTGTCCAACCGATAGGGTAAAATTAGATGCTGTTAAAAATTCTAATCCAGTAACTTGGTCTAAAAACAAATCAAATATATTTCTAGGCTGTACTACTTCATTATCATTTGCATTCCATGCGAGAGTTCTAGCATCAAACTTATAAGCATCTATTACGATTTCTTGTGATTCAGTAATCTTAACTTCTTCTATCCGAAGTAATTCTCCCGGAATATTAAATACATTTGAGGTTACCTTAATTATATCACCAGGCTCTAAGTTAGTATGTGCAATACTTAAGCTAAATTTATATAGAGTACTAGACCGTGATGTTCTTACACGTTGTTCAGCCTTTGCCAAAGCATGCCAATAATCTGTAGTTCCAGACTCGAAAAAGTCTAATTCTAAAGGTAGCCCAGAATCTTCTTCTCTAAAGATATTATAAACAGTGGCATCTTGATAAACAATCCAATTTGAATCTATATTTGGTGCTATGCTGCTAACCCTATTCACACCATCTAAAAGTTGGTAGCGTACACTAGAAAAGGATACGATATCAGATTGGTTATAAGCACCTGTAGAAGCCCATACACCTCTATCTAAGGCTGGTCCGTCTACTGTTCCAGTCTTTGGTGGCCATGATGCAGTATCTTCTACAAAGTTTTCAGATTCATTTAAAAATCTAACCTTTGCATAGTTGTATCGTTCGCTAGCATTTGGCCAACTTATTGAAGATTCATTATTACGTAATAAGTCATCATCTGTTAAATAAGCAGATACAACGTCACGTACCCATCCAATTTCAGTATTAGGTAGATTAGGATTATTAGTGATAGTATTTCTATACAAATCTATACCACTTGGTCCTGTGTATTCTACAACTTGATCAATAGAATAGTTATCACCTAAATTAAATACCTTAGGATATTTTAATGATAATTTATATTTGCCTGCAGACCATATTAATTCAGCTAAGCCCATTGTCTCCAAAATAGCTTCGATATTATCCCTAATAGGTCTAGTAGTATCTATTGGCATATTGCATTCATACAAATAAATATCTCTAGCTTCTCCAGAGCCTGTGCCATTCCAAAGATTACCAGCTTTTGGCATATTTGCACGAACTACTTGAGAACATATTAACGCAGCATCATAAAAAGATTTTAAGTCAATTGTATCTGCAGTAAGACCTCTACCATATACAGGATTTATTAAATAATCTAATAAGCATAACGCTGGATTATTAGAATAACTTTTTGAAGATGATATACTGTAATCACTACCAGTTTTTACTATAGAAGATATCGGTGTGCCTTCACAATAAACACGTATATCAGGTACACCTGAAAAATTATAATCATCACGATTTAATCTAAAAGCACCTGTTAAAAAGGCACAATTCTTAAATCTAGAAGCAGCTCTTCCACCATCATTTACAGTCATTAGTGGGTCAGCTTGACCACCTTTTTTATAAATATGTAATCGTAAACCACCTTTACCCTTTGTGCTACCTTCACCATCCCCGATTGTTCTAAACTTAGGATCATTCCAAGGTCTTCCATCCACTTCTATATACAAGACACGATTGAGTTCGCCATAACATAATGCTTGTTGTATATAGAGAAACTCATGTTTACCACCAGACACGGATGCACTTAAGGCATTGTCATATGCTGAACCATTTGTTGTAGGATAAGCTAGATTAAAACTATTAGTTGTGTTATGGTACACACGAACGCCACCAATAACATTTCTACCGTAAAGAACTGGTAAGGAAGTCGATTGTCCTTCTACTGGAATACTAAAACCCTTAGCAGCATCTGCTCTAGCTTCTGCTTGCGCTTTTAGTTTCTTTTCTCGTTTCTTTTGTGCTCTTGCTTGTTGCATTTGTATTAATGCACTTACAGCAAAAGCTAATATTTGTAAACCCATTATGGCTTCCCCCAAAGAAGATCAATCACACGTGATCCTTGATAAACTTGATCAAAAGATGTATCAGTAGCATCTATCTGTTTCATACTATCTTTAGACGTATAAAAAGCCTTAACAATCCCCAGTCCACTCATTGGTGAAGAGCATTCAATTGTAGCTATTACACCATCTTCGAAGTCAATAGTGTAACCTTGAGTATCTACAGTTCCCCTATATGCTACATTTAAATCTTCTAAAGAAGTGAGTGGTTCTCAAGGCTCAGCTCCGTTTAGTGTTGTCGATAATGTATTATAAAAACCAATATAAACAATAACTCTTGCACCAGTTAAGCCAGCCTCAAAAAGTGACCTTAAATTATACTCGTTATCGATAAAAACTATTTTATATGTCTCTCTGTCAACTACATTTGAAAGTCTAGGTGGCTCGATTGCCTTTAAACCATTATCTGATTCAAAAAGAGCAAGACCAGGTATATTTAAATCATATGGCGCATTTGTATATTTTAAATCAAGACCTTCTCGTTCTATACGAACTAAATAAAAGGTAGAGAAGTTATCTGAATTCACTAATTGTTGCACTGCTGCTGAATATTGTCTGCTCATTATATTGCCTCTATAAACTTAACAGAACCCTGATCAGTTAAGATACCATCTATATAGGTAATGCCTAATTGTACATCAACATCATAGCGTGCTAACATAGTTACTTTGTCGCCATATTTTATTGAAGCACCACTTGCTATGTTTTGTCGTAAAGGTGGATATATATTTATACCAGTACCATCACTAGAAGTTCTGGTTACCAAATATACCTTAGAGTCTCCTGCAAAAGTTATAAACTCACCCTTAGGTAGTATCTTACCGTTAAGTCCAGCGATATTTACTGTTGATACACCAATTAATGCTGTCCCATTTAATGAGAGAGTAAGAGAATTGGATATCCTTTTAGATTCAGGGACATATACTTGTGGCATTCTTAAATAAAAAACTTCAGAATGACCATTTAGAACACTATGGACTAAAAAGTTACTTGAATCATTTGTAGGTGATATAGTTGCCTCTATCTCCCATCTTTGTACATCTTGTGAATTTACTTTTCGTTTCAAACTTAACGTATCTGAAACAAATACAGGTTGGTTACTCACGACAGACAATGGTGCTGCGAATACATAAGACAACTCTGAATTTAAACCTGTATTAATGTTTTCTTCTAAAACACCATAGCTCATATAAACCTCTTTAATAAATTGCCACTAATTATATTTATAATTTATACGTGGCATATGTTAGCGATTGAAACCAATTTCACGATTATGGCTATTTACACCAGTCGCAATTTGAGGAATCATTTGTTGTATTTCTTTTCTTGTTTGGCGAGATACATCACCTGTTACATTAATGTTGAAGTGTTGAACACTTTGTGATTTCTTAGCATTAATAGCTTCAGCTTTGGTGGCAGCATTGTCTACTGCAGTAAAGTTAGATTGAACACCAATAATACCACCATCAGCAAAGGCTGGCATTTTACCAGAATTAATTGCTTCAAGTAATCTACGGTTTTTCTTAGTGGCATCTGCATTTATCATGAATTCGCCATTAGAACCCCAAATAGGAATACTATCAGATCTTCCCGTTCCTGGTCCACTAATATGTCCACCATCAGCCATAAATAAACCAGATAGCCAACCACTAGCTCCTGTCATACTAAAAGACTCACCTATCCAACTACCTATAGAAGATCCCATGCCATCAAACATTCCAGAAAAACTTGAACCTAAACTTCCGAGAATACCACTAAAGCTGCTACTTGCTCCACCACTACCTCCAAATAAGCCCATAAAGCTTTGCCCTAATTGAAGTAGTCCTTGCCAAAGTGTTTTAGTCCCTGTCTCAATTTTAAGACCTAATTCTGAGAAGAAACTACCTTGAGCTTGTACAGATTGTTCTGTTGTGGCAGTTATTACATCCACAATAGGCTCTGAAGGATCTTTTGTAGTTGTTGCAACCTGACCACCACTAGCTGTTTTAGTCACTAAAGAACCTGTGCTAAATAACTTAGAACCAAAGTCTTTAAGCATTGTGTTTATGAAACCATTTTCACCTGTTAAAGGATCCATAATACCTTTTATAAACGTATCAATAATTCCTTTTGTAAAAGTATCAACTACACTTTTAAGTAAAGATTTTCCACTTATTTCGCCTTTAAAATAGCCTGAAATTCCATTATAAACGCCATCAGAAACACTTGAAGCAAAGGATTCACCAGCCATTGTAGCTTTTGTTTTATAATCCTTACCGTGTTTAGCTATTAGCTTACCAGCATTTTCGCCAATCTTATTTATCATTACTTGAGCTGCTTTATCCATTTCTGGGCTTGTAGATGCTTCTCTTTGTGCTGCAGCATCTTTAAGTGCTTTCAAATAACTCTCCAATAAGTCACGATTTGTACCATCAATCATATTATAAGTTGCACGATCAATGCTTATTCCAAATCCACTTAAACCTTTTTGTAAAGATTCAAATTGTTTCAAACCGTTTAAAGAAGCTTCTTCTACAAGTTTATTGATAGCAGTCATCTTATCACTAATAGCAATTTGAGCATCAGTACGCATTGCAGTAGTAACAGAAGTATCACTGGTAGGTTTCTTAAGAATTTCTGTAGAAGCTTTAACACTTTCTCTTAACGCTGTCAACAAATTAACTTGAGTATCAGACATTAAGTTATAAAGACCTTCTTGAATGCCTAAACCACTTAATTCTGTAGCATTCATTGCATAAGGTGTTCTAACAGTGTCCAATTTACTTCTGAACTGTTCTGTAGCTGCTTTTCTGTCTGCATCTATTTTCTGCCAAGCATCTGAAGCTTTTACATCAGTTGTTGAGCCTATTACAGCTTTATCACCAACAGTTTTGGTTTGTTTAAAGGAAGTTCCAATAGGTGTGTTGTTTATTTTAGTATCAGCATTATATATTTCTAATGCCTTATCATAAATAGACTCACGTAAACTATCAGACATCTTTCTAAATTCTTCAATAGAAAGCTCTAGACCTGGTAATGTCTTAGTAATAGTATCAAACTCAGTAGCGAGCGTAATAGTCTCAGTACCTTTACCTGCACCAGAAGCTGATTCAGGGAGTTTGCTTGCAATCTGATTATCAAATTGTTGTGCGTTAGCTGCAGTACGAAGTTGATCATTTAGAACATCTTTCGCACGAGCTACTTCATGATCTGCAAACTTTCTTTGGTATGAACCAGGACGAGATTTTGCAGCAATAGTTTGATATTTACGAAGTTCATGTAACATATCTGCAATTATATTAGTATTATCAATAGATAAGCTCTTTAATTTACTTGCATTAATATCCTTATAACCAGCCTTATTGAAAGCATTAGCCATAAGATTCAAACTACCATCCATACTCTTTTGAGTCTTCATGCTATCCAAAAGAGTTTTCTCTACTCTTGGTTCAGAGTAATTAGGAACAGATGTACCCTGCTGTGTCGTTGGAGCAATCCCAGAATCACTTAGGGCTTTGGTCATCCAATTCTTACCCTCTTTTAGAAATCCAGAAACCTTTATCCACATATTTTGGTCTTCAGGTTTTGCAATATCATTTCTAGAGCCTGTCAATCTTTTGAAGTTTTCTTTAGACAAGCCTTGCAGCAATCCGACAGTTTGTTTACTAATATCAATTAGTACTTTCCCTGTTGAGTTATCTATAATACCGTTATCAGCTAAATCTTTAAAACTCTTCAGAGAACCTTCAGGAATATTCTTATTACCGTAAGAACGTGTAGATAATGCAATCATTGCAGCAAAATCTTTATTGTTCTTATCCAAAATAGAAGCTTGTGTCGCAAATAGATTTGCACTTAGCTCTTCTTTATTGCGATTTACTCCATTAGGATTCTTATCTAAGTTACCATTAATACCATCAATAGCGTGTCCAATTTCATGCAGAGCACTGGCATAATCTCTAGCAGGAAAATCTGAAGACAGTATATCACGTGTTTGTAAAGTTTTGTTAGACTCATTATAACTGCTGGGGGAATTCTGATTAGCAGTCTTTGCAACGATTCCAAAATTAGCTTTTAAATATGTTGTCAAAGATAAGATGTGATCTGCCATTCTTTTAGTTTCAGCTGAGACCGTATACATTTGCGGTAAATTTGTACTTACTACAGATTCATTAGCAGTGAGACCTGAAATATCATTTCTCTTATCATAATTCAGATATTTTTCTACGCCCTTGTCCCAAAAATAATTTACACCCTTCTCAGTAAACATAGTGGTCTGTTCACCAGTTATAGGATGCTTAGCTTGCGTATTAGCTCCATTTTCGCGTTCAGCCTTAGCACCATTATTAGAATAATAGGAGCGACCTCCTTCTCGTCTGGAATCAGGTGTTATTGCATCTACCATTTTAGTTTTCCAAATTTCTGGAAGACTTTCAAATAACTTGTAGCCAGCATAAAGAGCTGCACCAATAATTACAGCACCAGCAATCCAAGGGTTTGTTAAAGCTAACGTAGTTGTCAACGTCCATGCTAATGATTTCCAAGCGAGACCAAGAACAGCTGAAATGGCAGCACCAGCCATTAAACCAAAAGAAGCACCAATACCTTGACCAATAAAGGATGTTGCCATAACAACACCAACCTTTTGCCAAGCAGGTGTGTTCTCTGACATTGATTTAGCAATTTCTTCACCTATTTGAAAGCCAGCAACGCCACCTACAATACCACCAGCACCAGCAGTTGTATTCTTAAAACCTTGTACTAAGGCAGCTCTAGACTCTGCTATCCTGTCTTTTAACTTAGTATTTAATGCAGATAACCCTGTTTTAGCATCTTCAAGTTCTTTCTTAATGCTAGTAGCATTTCCTTGATTACCAGTAGCTTCTTGAAAGCCTGTATTTGCCTTTATAGCTTTCTTCAGTTGTAGTTCTGTCTCACGCGAGCCGAAAGCTTTATAATCTTTAGCAGCAATAGCATTAGTTGCCATTTGTGCTGTAATATTTCTACCAAACTTATCATTCATGTTTGTTAATTTTAAGAACTCTTTGTTGTAAGCAAATGCATTCTTATTAACAGCTTCTTGTAGATTTCTTGGTAATGAACTAATAGTCCTGTCTAATTGTTTTAGCTTACGCTCGTTAAGCAACCGCTCGATTTGGTCTCCAGCAGCTAATCCAACCTTTGTTGGTGCTGTTATAGCACCTAAGGCAGCTTTACCTAAGTATTCACGACCTGATTTAAACAATAAAGAAAGTTTTGCAATAAGAGCAAGACCACCAAATGGATCTTTCATAATATTACCACCAAACAGCTTTTCCATTCCCCAAGAAACAGCTTTCATAAAACTG